CATTAACGTCTTCCAATCTTTGCTCCATGATAAAATTAAGTATTTCTTTCATATCAATTCTGATTTTCTGTTGGTGTTTCTTTATCGAAAATACCGTCTGCTTCACCCATCTTATTATAATATTCTATACAGCCGGGTGTGGCAGGATAAAAACGTAGTTCGTCTACAATATCTTCCATTCCAAATTGTGGGTCATTACGAAGTTCTTCTTTTATGTGGTCGGCATCTGCATCCGTTGGCTTTTTCCAATAACCGACAAAATGAATAATTGTATAGTTATCGTCATTAGTTTGTTCGTTTGGATTAATGACCATTATGCCATACTTAAATTTCTTCATATATTATTTGATTATTCCCTTACTTGCCAATATTCCGTATGCGATACAATATATTATACATAATATTGGAAACCAGAAGAATTTAATTATTTCAATAGTTTTTTTCATAATATAGTTATACGAATAATATTTAAAATTGTTACAAATATATAAAATTTATGAATAGCATGAAGGGTAGAAATGCACTGAAAAACAAAAAAGAGCCGTTTAATGAAAAAATAATTTACTGATTTTTTCGTATCTCATTTCTCACCATCATTAATGCTTTACCTAAAAGGTTCTGACCTTTCCATTTACTTTCGTCAAGAACGTCATCGTCTTCCCAATGCAACCCAATTCCCCAAATAGTATCATACGGACTGGCTTCGACAATTATCTTGTCTTCTGTTGATAATAATAATGCCTTAAGTCTTGGACTCTGACTGTATTTGGCATAGTTAACATCAACCATAAATTGAAAATTAACCTGTGACCATTTCTCTACGTCAAAACCCTTTACTTGTCTTCCCAATTTCTTGTTTTCTTTTGGGTTGGATGTTTCAACTATTTTCTTGGCAATTTCCATGTCGCCAAAGTATACGGCTTTTTCCCACATGAACGCCTGTTCACTGTTGAAAAACGTAATGCCTTTATACTTTATGAATGGTACTCTACATTCATACCAATTGGAGAGTTCCGACCCCCCAAAGAATACGTATTTATCTGTTACTCTTTCCATAATTAACTTTGTGTATAAATATATAATACAAATATCAATAAAAGTGCAATTGATATTATTATGATGTACTTTCGTTCTTGTTTATTATTCATTATCTTAGTAATTTTAATTAAAAACAAAAATAATATATTTTTCCGTAAAACCAAAGTATTTATCGTAAATACATTGTCAATATGAAAAATAAAGAAATAAAAAAAATGTATTCATTAAGAATACACAAAGAACAAATTGAATATCTACGAGAAGTTGCAGATAAGAATTTCACCACAGTAACCCAATATATCTTGGACTTAATAAATGCTGATATGAAAATCAATAAGAAATGAAAAGACAAATTATAACTGGAATATATAAAATCACTTCACCAAGTGGAGGAATTTATATCGGACAATCTAATGATGTCATAAGAAGAAAGTGGGAATATGCTTCAATAAAATGCCTCGACCAACCAAGATTATATAATTCATTAAAAAAGTATGGGTGGAATGCTCATACATTTGAAATAATCTGCGAATGTTTAGAGCCGGAATTAAATGAATTGGAGAAATATTATATTAAGCATTATAGTACTTTTAATACTGAGCACGGCATGAATTTAACCGGGGGCGGTGACCATTTTATACGTTCAGAAGAAACAAAAGAAAAAATAAGTAAATCACGTATGGGTATTGTTTATGGTAACGATATTATTGAGAAAACTAAGAAAACAAAAAGAAATAGAACATATGAAAGTCGTGCTGGTAGTTATGAAATATATAATCAAAATAACGAATTAATACATAAATTTCGTGGCGATTTTAGAAAAACTTTAGAAAATTTAAATATACCATACAAAAGTTTCAATAGAACGCATAATTTCAATAGAAAAATAAAAAAGGGTAATTATATTGGTTGGTATGCAATTAAATTACACATCTAATTTGGTAGTTAACACCACTGCCGAAATTGCGGGTCTTGTCAGTGCAGTATATTTCAACTGATTTCTTTCCTTTAATATCCAATTCTCATTAATATCATTCTCCATCACCATAACATATTGATATGTAGAGCCTTGCGCTTTATGACATGTTATGGCGTAGCCATAATCTAAGTCTTTCTTTATAGTATCAGAAGAACTACGAAGAGTTCCGTTACGAAATTTTTCAATAGACACCATAATAATATTGTGCCTACGAAATTCATAGTATTTATTCCACATTTTTTTATTCGACATTCCCATATCTCGGAAAAAGTCATGCATTTCGGCATACTGATGTAAATTAGCGTGGTCATTAGAATCTACAACAAAAACGTCAACAAACTTAAATTTGCCGTGTGTTAAATTTTCCCTAAGTTTAACCATCCAACCCTTAATTTCATAATGGTTCTCTTCTAAGTTACCCTTTTCCATTACACGGTAATCTGCACTGTTTTCAATAATATTATATCTTTGGTTCTCTGAACTGACACTTCTATATGCCATTAAAACATCACCTACTTCTATTACATCTTTTTTTTCTATTCCAAGTAGTTCAGTTCGGATGATTTTATTTGCAGCCATAACAGTGCTATTTTTCCAAGCAATGAGTTTAAGTAAATCCGTATCTTTTTTATACTCATCACTTTTGAATTTCTCCATCATTCTCTGACGAAATTCTGCTTTATTAACAGTAAAGATAACACCTTCGCCCAAATTGTTCATATTACTTTTTCTCAAAAAACCACCGTCAAGCCTATTTAGATTGTTTCTAAGAGCATCATATATAAAGGCAAGAGGATTGGTATCATTCTGTCTTTCAATCTTTGTAAGCCAATGAATTTCAATATTATTTTGTGTGAATACAACCGATTCTTTTTCACCTACAGGCGGGAGTTGCGCTGGGTCGCCCATGAATAATATTTTGGTTCGACTACCTTCTGTGAGTTTCTTAATAAGTTCAAAGAGTTCTTTATTAATCATAGATGCTTCGTCAATAATAACGAAATTATAGTCTGTGATTCTAGGTATTGCAATTGGATTGAAAATAGGTGAGTTTGGGTTGAATTCGTCTAAATTTACATCTGGACGTAATCCACAAAGTGCATGAAGGGTTTGTCCTTCCTCACCAGTGAGATTCATTACGACCTTTTTGGCTTTATGCGTTGGTGCACTGACTACGACACCCCAATTATATTCATCGAGAATTTTCTTAACACAAGTACTTTTACCAGTACCTGCATAACCCGCCAATGTAAAAAAATTATCACTTTCCTTTTTCATCCATTTGCGAATTTTATTAACGCCTTCGTATTGTTCGGCATTGAAAGTGATTAACTTACCGCTTGGCAATAATAGTTGGTCATCCCTATCAGTTAATGTTTTGACGTTCTGACTACCTCTTAAAAGCGTATCTAAATCGCCTAACTTAAATTCTTTCGATATACTCTTTATTATTGCTTTGCGTGGACGACTATCGAATCTGTCTCGAAGGTCTTTGAAATCATCCTTCATTTAGTTGCAGCTTTAAGAATCTTAACAAGTTTTTTTAGTTGCTTTAAATTACGAAATTGAATTTCAGGTATTTCATATAATTCAACTTCATATCCACCCTTGATTTTTTCATCGTTACTGCATGAAATAAGTACTCCCTTTTTATCACGTGTTTCAAATACATAATAATGATATTCACTATCTAATGCACTTGCACCTTCCCAACTTCCTCTTTCACATGTTAATATTCCCGCTTCTTTCGGTATAATATCTTTACATTTTTCATACAATGTTTCCGGCATTGCATAGTAAAAATAAGTTATTCTTCCCGCTCTGTCCTTATGGTCGTGTCCTTTTTTAAAGTCTGCAAGTAAATCTGACTTGCTTATTTTAATTTCTATCTCTGTTGCAATTCCTGCTTTTGTTACTATAAACATATCGCATTCGTGCATCCAGTGGAATCCCCAACTGATATTCGGTACGATTATGTTTTTTCTTACTCCGTAGTATTTTGCTATCGCTACTTCAATATCAATTGTTTTTATTGGTTTTACTTTCGGTTTTACCGTTCTCTTTACTGCCACTTCTCATATGTATTGTCTTTAAAGTTATTTTTCATTCAATGGAATATCTTGCTTTCTATAGTGTGTTATTTTATATAAAAAGTTAGTCTTACTCAGATGCCAACCATTTTCTTCATAAGCTACAAAGTTAGCAAATAATCTGTCAATCGGAAACCTTTTATTACCATTTGGTATATTTATATTTACCCAAGTAATGATACATTCATCACAATAATCTAATAATGTGTCATATATCATTGCTCCACCCGCAACAAAAACTTCATGAACATCACAATTTATATTATTTAATTGAGGTAAAATCATATCCAAATCCCGGAATTGATAAATATCGCAACCAAGGTCAGTTATTGGAACACTGTTGTTTAATACTATATATTCTCTGCCTTCAAATGCTTTGGGTGGAAGAGTTTTAAATGTATTATAACCAACAAGAAGCATATGACCCATTGTAGTCTTACGGAAGTGCTGAAAATCTTCTGGGATTCTCCAAGGAATTTCATTATCAATGCCGATAACACCATCAACACTGACGGCTGCTATTATGGTTAACTTGCAGTGCTTCATCCGAATATAAATATATGTCCAAGTATGTATAAAATTATAAGTAAAAATAATATCACACCAAATTTCTGTAAGCGGTTCATGCTAATTTTTATAATTATTTCATAATTTTATGCCAACTTCTTATCTTTTATAAGTTCACGTAAAAAAACATTCTTCACTCCACCAACGAATCTTACCCATTCCTTATAATAATCCGGAAACATTTCTTGAACAACTTCAACTGGTTTTATTTTGAGATTAACCCATAATTCCGGATTGTTTTTCAATGCTTCTTCTTTTGCATCGGGATACATTTTAATATCCAAAAGCCAATCAATGAAGTTCGGATAATCCTTTCTGTTAAATACCCGTTCATCACAAATAAAGCAAACTGCTGTCAATGCATCATTTAAGTCCGGTTCTTGGAAGTATGAGAATGGTATGTCGTTTTCAAGCAAGGAATCCGCTATTTGGTTAAGACTTCCCATTACAACACCATCAAAGTCTCTGCGTTCATTGGTTGTTCCACCATCGAGAATTACCCACGTTTTATGTTCTCTGACGAACTTAATGAATACTTCATCCCCGGCAAACTTGTCGGCATATTCAAGAGCTGCATGCCCTGCTTGAATTGCTTTTTGTATTGGACTTATGTTGTACGGTACAAAGAAGTACATGCGTAGTTCAAGTACTTCTACTTCACTGTAATTGCTATTATCTCCCATTATCGTAAGTTTATTTATCGCATCTTTCAATTAATCGTGATTCATCTATCCATTCAATAACACAACGAGTTTTTTCAAATATATCATAGCGATATATTATAAGGTATTGTGTTTTTCCAAATAGTAATTTTCTTTTTCTACCGAATGTAACTGCAGGAAAGGCAAGTACTCCGGGCACATATTCATACCACAGTTTTCTTTTATGATTGACTGCAGGTCTGCTTATGCCAATTGTTAGTTTATTCCAAATATTTACTCCCATTGTAGTATTAATTAAAAAGGTGAATCAAAAGGACTGTCAAACGCTCTGTGAGGTTTTGGAGGGTGCGGTGGATGAGGCGGGTGCGGTGGATGGTGAGGATGACTCATCATGCACAGACTTATCTGATTGTCCAACGCTACTTTTATTATCTCTGGCTTTACGTATTTCTTTTTTTCTTTCTTTTCCATGTTTATATAAAAATATACCAAACATTACACATATGAATATTATGGTAACAATAAGAGAAGTCAATAAACTATTAATTGCATCCATAACAATCTGTTTTGCTGTTATACGTAAACAAAACAGAAAATGTTACACAAAATTATATATATTTTTCAATTAAAGAACAATACTTCATATATTTTCTATCTAAATATATAATTGAATTATTATAAAGATAATTTAAACATTTAAATGCTGATTTGCCCGAATAAAAAATTGCAGAAATTTTTCCATTATATGTTATATCTGGCATTTTTTTGCTTCTTAATATTATTTTTACGTTTTCATGAAAATATTTTCTTATAAAATCAATAGTTTGTTCAGTACCAACAAAACTTATTGTATCAGTAGTTGTATATGTAATACACCCATCACCATCAAAATAACCACGAATATAATCTTTAAGATATTTTTTTGGTATTTTATTACTAATAGTACATGTTAATGACTTTTTAGTATATATTTTATAATTATTTTGTAAATCTTTAATTATTTGTGGTGAAGATATAGTAATACTGTAATATTCTTCTCTTTCAATTATTCTACCTTCATATCCAATTGCTTTTTTGAATTTATATAAATGATTAACATCTTGTTTTTGTAATTTAATTTCCAATGTATACCTATTCTTTGTTCTAATATATCCATCAGCTAATATAAAACCTGCCCAATAACAATTTTCTTTATTGTATTTTGAAAAATAAAAATTATTTAATTTTATTCTTGACGTTATTTTTATGAGTTCGATATTTTAACTTTT